ATGGTTCAAACTGGACTACTTCAACTTCTGATTTCTACAACACTCAAGGTCAGTGGTTCCAAACTTTAGGTACGAAAGTACAAAAAGTATCTAACAAAATTCACCAGAAAACTCTTAGAGGTGGTGCTAATTTTGTAGTATGTTCTCCAACTGTTGCAACTATCTTAGAATCTATTCCAGGATATGCTGCTAATACAGATGGTAACGTTGAAGAATTCAACATGGGTGTACAAAGAGTAGGTTCGTTAGCGAACAGATTCAAAGTGTACAAAAACCCTTACATGACTGAGAACATTATGTTAATGGGATATAGAGGAAGTCAATTCCTTGAAACAGGAGCTGTATATGCACCTTACGTACCATTAATGATGACACCTCTAGTGTATGACCCAGAGACTTTCACTCCAAGAAAAGGTCTTATGACAAGATACGCTAAGAAGATGATCAGACCAGAATTCTACGGTAAAATCTTTATCTCTGACTTAACTCAGATCTAATAAGTATTTTATATAGAATTAATTTAAGAGAGGCCTTCGGGCCTCTTTTTTTTATACTATTTATATATAAACTGTAAAAGATGGCGAATATAGTAACTTGGAACGGTAGTTCAACCTTTGCAACCGGATCAACTCCTTTTGGATTTTACGATACTGATACTGCATTTCAAACAGATGCAGACAAAGTAGCTAGTTTTTGTGGAACAAGGTTAGGATTTCCTTTAATGGATGTTGAGTTACAATCTGGTTCTTTTTATGCTTGCTTTGAAGAAGCAGTAACTACCTATGGAAACGAAGTATTCCAATACAAAATAAGAGAGAATTACTTATCAATGGAGGGATCTACTACTGGAAGTAGTGCAAACAATAAAATAATCGATCCAACATTAGATAGAGTAATAAATATATCAAAAAATTACGGTACAGAAGCAGAAGTCGGTGGGACAGTAACAAGATACACTGGATCACTTGCTTTAACAGCTTCTATACAAGAGTATGACCTAGATCAATGGGCTACTAATGAGGGTATTAGCGGTAGTATTGAAGTAAGACGTGTATTTTACAACGCTCCACCAGCAATACTACGTTATTTCGACCCATATGCAGGGACTGGTACAGGAATACAGTCATTAATGGATGCTTTTGACTTTGGATCATTCAGTCCAGGGGTAAACTTCTTATTAATGCCAGCTTCTTTCGATATACTTAAGGTACAGGCGATAGAATTTAATGATGTAATAAGAAGATCAACATATTCCTTTGAATTAGTAAATAATAAGTTAAAAATATTTCCAATACCTAAAAAAGCAGCTAATCTCTACTTTGAATACTATAAAAGTAATGATAAAAGAGACGGAGTGTATAAAGACGGTGATGGACTAGTAAAATCAGTAGCAGATGTACCATATGAAAACCCAACATACAGTTTAATCAACAGTGTTGGTAGGCAATGGATATATAAGTACACTTTAGCACTAGCAAAAGAACTATTAGCCTATGTTAGAGGTAAATACCAGACAGTTCCAGTACCTGGATCAGAAGCTACATTAAATCAAGCCGACTTATTAACAGATGCAAGAGCAGAAAAAGAAGCTTTAATAACAAATTTAAGAGATATGCTTGATCAAACATCAAGACAGGCACAATTAGAAAGAAAAGCTAATGAAGGTGATAATCTAAAGAAGACTTTAGGTGAAGTACCTATGACTATATACATTGGATAATGAAATTGTTACAGTTACTTACAGAAATAGAGTTTAAAACCTATGAAGCTATGGTAAAAGTAGTATATAAAGATGATAGTACTACTAAAATAGCTGAGTTAATGAGAGCTCTACCAGGAGTAACTACTGTAACACTGGCATCTGACCTAGGAAAAGGTAGACAAGTATTAAAAGTAAAGCTTATTTCACAGAAATCAGCACCAGAAGCTTTTAATTCTTTAAAAAATAACGCATTAAGTAAGTATTCCACTATAGTTGGTGTGAAAGTTGCTGATAAAACGATAGAAGAGAAGTAATGTTATTTGGAACAAATAGAGATTTTGACTTACTAGTTAATATTAACAGAGAACTACTTAAAGATGTAGTAGAACAGTCTGTATTATACTATAAGTTAAGTCTAGAAGATACTTTATCGAACTTATACGGGGAATCTTTAACTAAAAACTGGATGGAACCTTTAAAACTTAACTGTTTAATAACAAGAGGTGACCAAGTAATAACAACAGACGACTTTGGACCTGATTTAAGCAGGGAAGCATCATTTGCTTTCATTAGACAGGACTTAGAAGACGTACAAGTAGTACCAGAAGTAGGAGATATACTAATGTGGCATGAAGATTACTACGAAGTAGATACAGTTAGAGAGAATCAACTGTTTGTTGGAAGAGATAAATCTTATAATTTAAGTAACTACGGTTCAAGATTCGGATCATCACTATCTATTATAGTAGATTGTCACCAAACAAGAAGAGAACGTACCGGGATTACTAATACAATCTCAGAATTTTAATACATGAAAATAAAAGACATACTTAAAGAAGAAAATCCAGACTTTAAAACAAAGAAAGTAAGCGGACCAGACCCAGTAACCGGTCAAATGGTATGGAATGTTGAATATACTCCTTTAAAAGGTGTTGATGATAACCTAGAAGACGCTTATCAGGATTTTAAAAAGATATTAAGAAAGTATCCAACAGATGAAAAGCTTGAAAAGCTATTTCAAATATTTTCACAATTTAAAAGACAGTATAGATCTTACGTAACACGTAGATATGGCAGATAATAACGTAAATCCTAAATCTCAAAGAGAATTATCTCAAGATACTATTAAACCGTACGAGGCTGAACAGTATAAAGCAGATAAGACTAACATAGATAATAAAACCAAACGTGAATACCAACGTTCTGTTAAGAATGATGAGGTTAAAAAACGTACTGTTGGCCTTAGAGATATAGATGAAGCGATATTTTACTACTTTAACAACGTAATTAAACCTTCTGTTATACAGAACGGTGCAAAAAAGAGTGTACCTGTACTATATGGATCACCAGAAAGATGGGCATCAGTACAGAAAGACGGCTTTTATAGGGATAGAAATGGTAAAATACAAGTTCCATTAATTTTCTTTAAGAGAGATAGTATAGAAAAGAACAGACAGCTAGGAAATAAACTAGATGCTAATTATCCTAGAAACTTTGCTGTTTTTGAAAAGAAATGGTCTAAAAAAAATCAATATGATAGGTTTTCTATACTTAATACAAGATCTATACAAAAAGAATACCAGGGAGTAGTGATACCTGACTATGTAAATATTAATTACTCATGTACTATTTTTACAGAGTATGTAGAACAAATGAACAGTATAATTGAAGCAATCAATTACGCATCAGATGCTTACTGGGGAGATCCAGATAAGTATAAATTTAGAGCAATGATTGATAATTATACAACATTAGTTGAATTGGTACAAGGACAAGATAGAAGTGTAAAGACTAATTTTAATATTTCTCTTTTAGGACATTTAATTCCTGATACAGAGAACACACTTCCACAAGGTAATGCCAAGTTCTTTAACAAGGCATCGGTTTTATTTGGATTAGAAACAGTAGTAGATATAAATAATTTACCAGAGTAATGGGAAGATATTCAAACACAAGAGTTAATTCAAGAACTATCCGATTTTATGATCAGGCTAGTTCTCAAATGAACACAATAAATATAGAAGAATCGATGACAGCAGAACAAAAAGCTTATTTAGCATTAAATAAAGTATTCTCAAGTAATCAAAAGACAGTAAACGTTACTTCCGCATCAGGAAGCGTTAGTGCATCTCTTGATTGGGAATCTCTTACTTTAGCAACACCACCAGCTGGATTTCCGGCATTAAGTACCAAAGACTTTAACCTATTTATTAATGGAGTCGTAGTAGAAAATGATGTACTCGATTCTGTTACACAAACAGGCAGTAATGTCTTAGTTACACTGAACGGAGGATTAAATTACGTCATAGACTCGGATGATGAGTATATGATTAGTGGTAAATTTGCAGACTAGTAAGTAAAGGATGGCATTAATAAAGTGGAAACAGATTGACCCAAACTTAGGGTCTTATGGACTTCTAACAGGTTCATTAGAAGTATCGGGATCTCTTCTCGTTAATGGAGAGGCGGTTACTGGTGTTTCTGGTGCAAACCAAACTTTATCATTAAACGGTTACGAACTTTCTATATTAAACGGTAATACAGTTACCCTACCATCAGCAAGTGGTGGTTCTACCGATACAGGTAGTTTAATTAATTCAGCATCAGCAACAGGAAATACAATTACCTTTACAAAAGGTGATTCTTCTACTTTTGCTATAACAATAGATACAGGATCTGGAGGAGGTTCAACAGACATATCAGCCCTTAATACATTTACAGGGTCAATACAAACACAAGTTGATAGTCTAGAATCGGCAACAGGTTCTTATATTTTAGCTAGTCAAACTAGCTCAATGACAGTATTATCTGCATCTTATGCAGTCTCTTCTTCACATGAAATCATTACAGAAGTTTCTTCATCACATGCAGTACAAGCAGATACAGCTTCATTTATATCAGATACATTTATTTCAGCATCAGCAGTTAGAAGTGGATTTGGATCAGGAGGTTCAGGATCAGCTAATGTATCTTATGATGGAGATAGAATAGTTTCTAATGAAGATTTAGGAGATCTATTTACTAATACCTATAATGCAGGCACTTCAGGAAGTATTCAAGACTTTTTAAATGCTGTCTTTTTCCCTAACACTGCACCTACTTTTACTAACTCTGCTAATTTTACAATAGACGAATTTATAGTATCTGGTTCATCCGTAGGTACTTTAACTGCAACAGATCCAGAAGGACAATCATTAACTTTTTCTACAGCTTCAGCCTATACAAGTGATTTTGTAAAAGTAAGTACAGCAGGAGCAGTAACATTAAATAGAGTTCCTACTACTGAAGATTTTAATACCGATAATAGAGGAGATGGAACATTAGCACA